CAAAAAAAGGGGAAGTAAAAACCTCCCCTTAATTTTATTTAACATAATAATTTTACACTAATAAAGCAGCCGCAATAACAGAACTTACCTTAGGGCAATTCTTTTTTTCCTTACCTGCAAATGTTAACGTAACTCCGTTCATGTCTTCAAATTTTTGGCCTGATGTACGTTCAAAATTGAATTTAACACCATTATCTAAACCTAACACTTCTAAACTACCATCATTTAAAGTAGCAATCAAACAAAGTCTATCCTTAGATAAGTCTTCTAATTGTTGAATCATAGTTGACGTATTACCTGCTAATTTAATGTTTCCTGTTATCTCAAAACCACTCGAAGCATTCTCTCTTGTACCGATTGATTTAACTGAAAAATCAGACATTTCAACATCAACAGTGATTGTATAGAACAATTTTAAACCTACGTTTGCCATTGCAGTTAACGAACCATCCGTACGAGAGTATGTATAATTAGCTGCTCCTGTTGCTTCATCTCTTAAAGAACCAATATACCAAGTAGCTACACCACCAACGGAGTCACAATTTAGAGTATTGAATCCACTTAAAATCTCACACATATATATAAAGTTTTATAAAGGGAGTTTTTACGCTCCCTTCAATTAATAATTATGCTTTTTTCAATCTTACGAAATACTGAGGAAATACGTATTGTACACCTAATCTGAAAGAAGTATCAACTTTTAACTTCTCATTATATGCATCGTACTTAATATCAAAATTCTCATCATCTCTTGAATCAGTACCTAAAAATACTAATGAAGTAGGAACCGCAAAAATATCACCTTTACCATCTAATGCAGGCAAAGTAACAACTTCTACATTTGTTTGTGGTAACAAGAAACGAATAGCACCACCTTCAGAAGTGTAAGTGATTCGGTCATATGCATTTGCTGTATTCCATTGTGAAATGATTGCTAAAGCCTCAGTACGTCCTGTGAATAATTGAACCTCAACTTGGTTGTCAAAGATTTCAGCCGGTATCTTAGTGAAAACCTCGTAAGCTGCTGAATAAGCATTTGAAGTTGTCAAAGAAGCGTAAGTTGCTGTTGTTTTCAATACTGCTGAATCTGCTTCTAACAATTTTTTTAACCCATCAAAGTGAACAAGTTCAGCATCTAAAGATGTAGTATCACCCAACCAAACGATACGCTCAGCTTTCTTTTGAAGTTGCTTAGTTAAGTAAGCCATTAAGATAGTTTCCAAAGGTGCCGGTAATTGTCCGTCTTGGTTTTTCATCCCTAAAGCGTTTAATACTTGAGTCATTTTAGTATTTAAAGACTCGTTGCAGAATTCAACACCCATGTAAAGTGGTTTAGTTGTTAACACTTTTTCAGTGAAAACTACAGAACCATCAGGCGAAGGAGCACACGCTGCTTTTGCTTGTAAAGATACTGAAGAAGAAAGTAATGCAATCTCTCTTGAACCTTTTACACCTTCTTCTAACATCAATTTTTCTAAGAAAGTAGATGTACCTACTAAATCTGCTGTGATGTTTGGAAGTGTGTTGTCTTTCCATGCCGCAAGTCCTGATACGTCATATCCGAATTTGTCTTTCAATGTTTTGTCTAATCTCATAATTATTTGTTTTTTACTTGGTTTAAAATTTCTGAAACACTCATTGTTTCTTTTACTTCTACTTTTTTACGTTCGTCTTTGAATTTAGACTCTTTTACGTTTGCTAACTCGTTGAATTTATCCTCTAATGCTTTGAATCTTGCATCAATATCATTAATGATTTTTTCAGTCATAGATGAAAACTCAACCTTAGACATCATCTCTTCTGCCATTGGTTCTTCTTCTACTGCAACATCTTCAATTGCTGTTACAACTCCGTTTACGTCAACGTTTACGATTTTAATTCCTTCCAATTCAACTTGGTATTGACCTTCTGGTGCTGGTATTTGATTACCTTCTGCATCCAAAACAAATACTGCCGAACCTTCTGCTAAATCGCCATCGTACTGCATAACCACCCCGTCAATAGTAGTAATTTCTGCAAACGTTACTTTAACCTCTTCATCCTTTTTAAAGAAGTCAAAGATTGATTTCATAGGTTTACTCATTTATCTTTTTTTTTAAGTTAATTACTTTGTTATCAAAATATCCCTCAACGCTAAACCCTCCAAACATTCCTTTTTTAACAGCACTCCAAATTGTAGGATTTTCAATCTTATAAGAAGCTATCCAAGTACCGATTTGTAAGTTTTGATTTCTAAATTGTAAAGGAAGTTGTTTAGTGTCGCTAATAATGTAAGATGAAACCATATTAACACCACTTAACGTGCGGTTGCTATCATGTTCAACGTTTACGTTGTTCTCAAACTTATTAGCGTGGAATTTAGATCTAATCTTTTTGATTGTTTCCGCTTTGAATAATACGAACCTCTCAGGATTGCTTCGGTAAATTGGTGTGTTTGCTGAAATCATTACCCCCGTAACAATTCTTTTTTCCTCGTTAAAATGATATTTGATTGTGTTCTCTTTATTAAACGCAAAATATGGCTTTCCATGTGCTGGACGTAGCACGAAAGCGTTAAAATCAACTCCTGTATCTTGACTTTCGTCAACTGTTAATTCGTAAAATGGTAGCATTTAAAGAACTTTGTTAATTAAAGATAATAATTATTATGTTAAATAGTACTTATTGCTTGTACTTTTTTTGTTTTGTCTTGCATTTTGGTAATATCACTATCAACTACGACAACTTTATAAGTACTTTGTGCTTGCACTTGTTGTTGTGGTGTGGATATTCCTGTACCTGCAATTCCCATATTTGCGTTTGCTCCTCCGCCAGTTGTTGGTGCTGAAACAGAAACCCCACTACCTAAAATAGACTTAACACGTGCCATGCTTGCAAATATCTTTGCAGTTCCTGTCGCTAATTGAATATAAGGTGCTAGAGGATTGATTTTATTAGCTGGATTTGCTGGGCTAAATGAAATAGCTGTTAAGCCACTTATTGCTGTTGCTGTGTCTATTGCGACCTGTGTGATAGCGAAAGCCTTTTGAATTGCCGAACCTTGTTTAGCCAAGCCTGCTAATTCCCCAAAGATTGAACCAACCGCTGTAATTAATTGCTGTTTACTTTCTTTTAAAGCTAAATCGATTTGTAATTGACGTTCCTTGCTTTCGTCTGCTATGCCTACTAAATTAGCTTCGTGTTGTGCTGTTATTTTCTCACGTTCACCATTTGTTAAAGTGGTGTTAGCCATTTGTTGTGCGAAGTCCAAATTCTCTAATTCAATACGTTTTTGTTGTTTCAAATTAAAATCTTCCTCTGCTCTAATCAAATCAGCTTCAATTTTTGATTTAGCATCTAAATTTTCCCTATCTCTTTTTTCTTTTGTCGTTTGTTCTGCTAAAGCCTTTTCTTCAATTCCTTGTTGAATCTTTAATTGCTTTTCAAGTTCTGCAAATTCTTTCTTTTTACCATATTGCAAAGTGATTTCTTCAAGTTCTCTTTTATGCTTTTCTTTTAAAGCGACAAGTTCCCTTGTATCTGTATCTTCAATATTAGCAATAGTTAAATCTGTTATTCTACGCTCTAATGCTTTTTGTTCTTCAATGGCTTTTAGTTTTTCTTCTTTAACTTTTTGGTTGGTTTCTTTTGTTTTCTTTATTTGCTCCTCACTTGCCTTTGTACGTTGTTCTTTACTATTAGCATAGAACTCGGTGTCTAATACTTGCATAGATAGTTTTAAACCGCTTATTTCATCATGTGTTGCTCTCGCTTGTTCACGTTCTTTTTTACTTAATAAATCGTAAGAGTTGTATCGAACCTGTGCGTTGAATAATTGCTTATCTAATACCGCACGTTCTAATTTGTATAGTTCAGCATCGCTAACACCTTTCGCTTTGCTTAGTGCTAATTCCTTTTCTAAGTCATTTAAACCGCCTTTTTTAGCATTACGTTTTCTTTCGCTTGCATCTATTACTTGGTTTAATACACTCAATCCTTTTTCTTCTGCTGCATTTTGTTTTTCTATTGCTTCAGTTGTTTTATCCGTTGAACTACCAAACAATCCCATCGCTTCCGCTGCCATTCCTAATGCTACAACAATCAAACCTATTCCAGACGTTGCTAAAGCTATTCTAAAGCCTTTCATCGCACCTGTAGAAGTACCAACTACGAACGCATATACTTTTTGTAGCGTTGTCATTGTACCTGTCGCACTTGCGTTGGCTAATTCTGCTGTGGTTAACGAGGCGAAAGCTCCTAATACTTTACCTTTAATCGAGTTTGCAAGTTCTAAACTATCATTACGTAACTCTTTCATTGCACTAATACCTTGTGTTAAGGCAATTGCACCTTGAACTTTAAGCATCTGTTTTTCGATTTCCTCACTATTCTTACCAAACAACGCTTGTGCTCCTGTAACCACTGAGAAAGCTCCTGCAATTCCTTCGGCTGTTCTTTGAAATTTACCTCCAAACTTCTCAGGGTCTGCGTCATTAATAGCATCGGCAACCCCTCTTAATTGTTCTTTAATTTTACCTGCTCTACTTGCTACTTGTTCAAATTCTTTACTCGCTGGGTCTAATCCTTGAAGCTGAATAGTAAGTTGTCTAAGTTCTTTTTTTAGGTTCACGAAACTTCCGCTTGTTTTCTTAGCCTCTTTATCTACACCCTCAATAGCATCACCTACGCTATTAACCTTATTAACGCTATCTCCTGTATCAACTCCTACTTTAAATATTATTTCTTCTGCCATCTTACTTTATTTCTGTAATTACTAAATTCATATCTGTAACAGTTACATTAACAGCGCTTGAAGTGTTAGATACGTGAAGCTCTATGTAGTCGTTTTGAGAGTGAGAGACAACACAAGCTAAATGTACATTTTCAGCACGCCCCGAAGCGTTTGCCGTAGCTTTTGTTTTACTTGGTGTTCTTACGGCAGTTAATTTACTATCATAAAAACCAAACTCACACACATCACCATTACCGGAGGTAAACGAAAGTGAACATTGTATTAAGTACTTACGACTAATTGTAGCATCGTTTGTAAGTCTATTATTTGCGTGTATATATTTAGCATTGTCAGAACTTGCCGTAGTTGTACCTAATGCTTTGTAAAATGTATTTATAGCCCCTACAACTGTTGCAGTTGCGTTACCGTGCATGTACATCTGCCCATTTACCGCTGTATTATCTATACCTACGCAATTAATGAATAATGATTTATTAGATGTTTGGTCAACCCCTGTTATATAAGTGCCACCACCTGCAAAGTTTACAGTATCTAAAATATATCTTTCATTACCAATTGTAGCACTTGCGCTTACATTTAAAGACGTTTCACCACTCGACGTAACAAATGAACTATATATAATTCTAAACCTACGTGTAACGTTACAAGTTGAAGCTATTGTAATAGCCGTTGTTGAGGCGTAGTTATCAAATAAACATTGCGTAAATCCAATAGTTCCTATCGTTCCGTCCAAAGTCATACCACCACTATTCAAAAACGCTGAATCTTGCATAATGAAGTTTGTATAATCTTTGATTGTGCCTATTGTTTGACAATCTTTGAAGTTCACACCAAACCAATCTAATGCTGTCGTTGTTCCATCCCCATCTAAATTCAATGCTGTGCCGTGTGTTATTGATATATTACGAATAGGCAAAGAATAAACAGAAGTAATTAATGCCGTTCCACTGCTTAACCCTGTAGATTTAAGAAAGCAATTTTCAGACGAGCCACCGATTAAGGTAGTGTTTTGACCACATACAAGCCTATCCCCTAATAAATCAACTGTAGTAGTTATAAAGTAAGTAACATTATCCTCTAATGTGATTACATTCGCTACTGCTGTAGGAAAGTCTGCTTTTGAAGAAACAAATACAAGGTTATTATCCGTTCCACTTGTTGTCGCAACGCTATTAATCCCACTTGCTGAACGTGTGTATAGTATTCCTGTAGTCGTGTTTAGGTAAAATTCACCCTCGTAAATATCAGTTGCTAACCAGCTTCCATCTCTATGGTCTGAACTTGTTGGAATAGTGGGAGTTCCACTACCTTTTTTTATTATTATTCTTGCCGTTAAATCACTCATTTATTATAATTTTAGAATTCTTACTTGTTCCATTTATTCCCCCTATCAATTTATAAACATCTTCATCTTCATTATTTACACCACCACTAATAATAGGTGCGTTTTTTGACGCGTCACTCATTCTATTTACTACAATAGTGTTATTAATGGCTTCTTTTCTCGTAGGTATAGATAGGTAACTAACATTCTTATTTGCACTTATACGAAGTCCTGTGGTTGTATTGAAAGCGTAAGCATTGTTTAAGTCTATTTCTGTTGATGACCAATATATATCGGTTGTACCTATTGAGCCACCACCCAAAGCAAACATATCTTCTAACTCCTCAATACTTGGTAAATACCAATCTGTAAAACCTCCGTAAGTTGACGAAGCGTTAAGACTTGCAGCATACGTTCCAGCCCCTTGTAAGTCTACTATGTTTTCCGTGTTATACTCACCTGTTGAACTATCAATTGCACCTGTTAAAATATAGCTACCATTGTACCACGTTGAAGCATACCAAAAGATACTCCATATCTGTAACGTGTAATCATCCGTTGACTTTATGTTAATAGTTGCCATTATCTAAGATATTTTAGTAGTTCAACTTCCGTACTTTCAAACGCATCACTATCGAAGTCCTTAATTAAGTTCAAACGATATAACACACCATCTATTTTTTTAAGTGTTGAGAAGTCTAAGGAGTAAATATCTTTGCTTTTTAATTGCATATATAAATTTACTAACTTAGAATCAATTGAGGTCAACTCATTAACAAATTTTTCGTGATATTTTGTAAATAGATTGATACTTGGATAGGCTTGAATACCATCGAATGTATATGAACGTGAACTAAAATGAATATCAAACTCCGGTGTAATATAACTATTTTCGTTTTTAAACCTAAAATGGTGAATAAAAGGATAGGTATATTTTAAATCTTTTGTAGTATCGTTATTGTTAGCTATGTACATATCACCACGCCTAACTCCGTTATAATACATAATCATACCTTTACCCTTATAAGGCTTCACAACTCCATTTTGTTGCTCTATAACTCTAATAACTCGAAGCTCTGAATTCTCAATTTTAATAGGTACATATTGCGAAAATGGTAACACCCACTCTCTATCCCCTGTTTGCCACGTGTCAACGTGTAAATCGTAACGTCCATACGCTTGACCTGTTATATTCTTGTATTGCGTATTGAAATAGTCCTTTTCCTCATTGTATCTGAACACATAGTTACTACCTTCTACAAATGCATTTGATTGTATCTTTATATCTTTTTTATCGTCAATCTTATCAGTCCAATCTTCTGCTAAACTTTCATCTTGGTAAAAATCTTGAAGCGTGCCTATTGTAATTACGTTCTCTATTGGATCACTAACGTACAAGTAAAACATATTCATTATACCTGTAAGAAATTCCGAACATTTAATATCTGGAATAAAATTGCTTAGTCTAATCGGTGAATTATCACCTGTAGCACCATCCAAAGACGTGATGTCAAAATCAATCGCTGTCCATTCGTAAACTATATCATTTGCCGCTCTTGGATTTGACTCAGCATAAAATGAAAGTTCTAATTTTAAAACATCATTAATAGCAACATTTCTTAAATCAACAATTTCATCAAAGGTAACATTTTGATAGGCAGTTGTTATATAACGTCTTTCCTGTTTAAATAAAACACGTGTGTTATTATTATAAATAGCAATATTGAAATCACTATGACCACCATCAACAGAAGTCATTTTAACTTTTAACGTGCCTTGAAACCTAACCTTGTAATTACCTGTTGAACGTATTGTTATTTGACCAACAGAATTAATTGTATTTATATCTTGAATGACTGATGTTTGGTTGTATATACCACTCGAAGCTAATAGGTTAATAGTGTCAATGTACTCTTTTCTGCTTCCTGTTGCGTTTATACTCATTTTCTTAGTAACATTGTCCGTGTTACCGATAGTTTGCATTCTTAATTTAGCAATATCCGTATCGTTTAGCTTAGTCTTTTCACCACCACCGAAGCCATATATTAGCTTATTAAAGTTAGTAGAAGCAAATACACCGCTCGTTAAGTCAATCGTATAGCTTGTGTCTTCTAAAGCGTAATCAAATATCTTCTCAACACACTCTTTTACATAAACAAAAGGTGCTAAATCACCTGTTTTATAAGTGATGAAGTTATCTTTTGGATAGCCATAATCAATAACAGGGTAAACATAACCAAAGCCCTTAGGTTGGTAACCTCTTTTATCTGCTCCGAAGTTCTTAGTAACAACGTTATTCTTTATAATAGACTCAGTCCAACTATTTACAACGTTTGTACGTGTTAAATTATGCGTGTATTCCGACCAATCAAGTTCGCTCAACTTCTTATCTTTTAACTTAGCGAAATAATCAACGGTATCACTATACAAAGTACAATCAAAAGAGTACATTCCATTGTTAATCGTAACCTCGTTTAATTTGAATTTACCACTGAATACAAGTAAGCCATCTTTAAAATACTTGCAATTTTGTTTCTCGTTCGGTCTGAATGAAATAGTAGTACTTTCTTCTAAATTCATAGGCAAAGCATAGGCACTCACGAAGTAATTTAAGTTATTTTGCGTACCCTCTAAGGCAATAGATTTACTAAACGACCTCCTACGTTTCTGTGGCTCTTTAATGTCCGCAATCGCAAAATTCAAAGGTACTGCAACACTACTACTCAAATCGAGTTCAAAGTCATTAACAATTAATTGAGCATTCATATATTAATGGATTTTCGAGTGTGAGTAAATTTAGCATCTATTATTTCGTTAAACAATTCTTCATGTTCTGACTGCTTGAATTGGTAAGATGAATTTTCTATTTCTATATTCTCATATAATGTACCTTCGTTAATATAAACTAATGGGCTTTCATATACTTGCACAACAAAATTTTGTTCTACTTGACTTAACCAATCTGAGACTATTTGTATCTTATCTGTAATAGTTTTCAAGTAGGTTAAACTTCCTGTATCTTTTGGATTTAAAACGTAATCAGTACCATCAAACGAACCTAATCTCTTACCATATGATTTGCTACTAACATCTGACTTTAAGATATTATTATAAGTGAATAGGAATGTATCATATGCTCCGAACTTATTTAACCAAACTAAATTCTTACCATTAAAACAACCTTCGCGATTTATGTTAATTCTTTTTAATTCAGAGTAAGGTGAACTACCTGATGGGCTACGCATCTGTACTTTAAAATACGTTGTGTTTGATACTTGTGTTGGTGTGAATATTGTCTCTAATAATGTAGTTGATAATTTTAATTGTGTTATTTGAATACCACTTGATGGAATGAAGGAGGAAGCGATTAAAGTATCTGTTGAATCATAAATGTAAATGTATACCCTAACATCTGTATCTGTAATTATTTGCATTAACGTTTCGTCTGTTTCTCTAAGCTCAACTATGTTTGGATTGTCCGTTAAGAATTTACGACCTAAGCCACCTACGGAATAATCAGCATAGTTCCAACTATTGAACTCTTTGTTTGACAAACAACCTTTAAAAACAAAGTAATCGCTTGAAGATAATTGTGCTGATTGGTCACTTGCTGCATCATTTGGATTTGTAGAATACCAACAATTAACATTGATTGAAAAAGTTGCATAATTAGCCGCATCTGCTACTATTCCTGTTTGGTCTGTTGTAGCCTTATCTACATACGATTTAATGATGTTAGAAATATCAATATAACCACTATAATAGTTTATATCGTTTAACACGGGAAAGTAGTCAAATACACCGATTAAAACACCATCTAAGATAACACCTATCTTAAAGACGTGGTTATATTCACCTACATTATTATCGTACATGAATACAAACATAATAGGGTTGTCGCTCGGTGTGTAAACTACAGGGTTTTGGGTTATGTAAACAGGCATTTATTTTGGTTTTTTAATTAGTAATTTGATTGATTGTCCTATTAAGTTAGAAATACTTTCCTTCATATAGTCTTTTTTTTCTCTATTCAGAACTTTATCTGCAAAGTGAGTAGCTTCTATACCTGTCATTCTAACATGGTTTACTATCATTCCAGCTAATTGCTCACGTGTTACACCTTCTTCATTCGGTGTGATACCTTTATCATAAATCCATTTACGTATTGACTCGTAAAACGTCATATTACCTTTAGGTGCTTTACCATGTGTTGGAGCACCTCGATTGACTTTAATACCATTAACACCATAGTTAATATATTTCCAATGCGGTGCTGCATATGTTTCGATTAACTCAGGGCTTAGTTTGGTAGGTTGAAAAGATTTGGCTAACTCACCACTCGCATAAGCTTTATGACCTTCTGAATTAGGTACAAGTAATTGTTCCCTTAATTCCTCAATGATTTCATTTGTAAGCCTCAATAAAAGTTCAGTCAAAGGATTGTCAGAAGTATTTTTTAATATACTCTCAGCCCTTCCACTATCTAAACTATCTATTAAATCACTTTCGATTGACACGCTGTATGGTATTAATTTCTTTCTCTTTTGTAAAGTTAATAAATTTAAGTCTATGATTGAACGTGAAAATGTTCCAGCTTGTAACTTCCTCCCAACTTACACTAAATTCTTTTGATAAGTAGTGGATTAATTGCTCCCAAACATAAGATTGCTTAGTGTTCCCTTTATCCTCACTCTCTTTATTCTGCTTTCCATGAATTTGCTCATTGATTTGAGTGATTGTCGCAAAAAAAAATCTACGCAATTAAGGTATATAGGTAGTGGCAAATGTTCTTTAAACAACTCCATACGTACACTATTAGGGTGTTTCATATTCTTATTTTCGTCAAGCTCACCATATGTAGTACCGTGTTCAACGTACATCATTGCGACCAATTTTTCAGGCTGTTTTGTAAAGTCTGAATTACTCACATCTATATGCCAACCTATACCAACTTTTGAAGGATTTACCAAATCGAATAATTGACCATTAACAATTATTTGTTCTTTCGGCTTCATAGGTTTGTAGTCGTTAAACAACGTTATGCAGTGCTTATACACATCTTCTATGTTTGAGATATATGCCTTTCTTAAATCGCTTAATTTCGCACCTGTGATAAGAGATACAAACTCAATCATAAGTTCAATATCAAACTTGTTTTGAAACTTTGGATTCGTCAACACTTCAACGTGTCTAATTCTTAAATCATTAATCGTCTTAGGTGCTGTAACCTTAATATACTTCGAAGTACCCATTTCTACTATTTTTCTTTACTGATTGTATTGCAAGTGCTAAACTCATCACTCCATCATCGTGTACACCTTGTGGCGCACCATATTGTACTCTACGAGTTTTCTCGTTGTAAATATAAGTAAATGCGTTTAATTCATCTACAAGCCAATTCTCGTTTAATATGCTTATTTCTTTGCTCTCAAATAATACCGCTAAATCTTCAATCATTATCGGCTTAGTTGATACGCTTGTTACAAATGGATGTACGTATTCGTAACACTTGTTTTGCAGCATCTCAAAGAAAACGTCCCCTTGGTTATTCACCTCGACAAAAGTTTGTGCTCTATACTCTTTAATTTTGTTTGCTACTTTGTCTATGATAGTGTTCCATTCGTCGTGCCTCCAACGTTCAACATAAACCATTTGATTATATTTGTTGACTATTGAAAGTACAGTGTAATCGTCCGCTCTACCTATATCTAAACCTGCATATAGTTGAGTGTTATTCTCTGTTGGTTGTTTAATAGCTTGGTCAACGTGTTTGAATAAACCACTTGCATTATCTATAAATTCTGCCAAGTATTCCTGTCTGAATATATGATCAGGTAAACTACGTTTTCTTTCGTCCAAATCCGCCTTATCAATCATAGGGTTGTCATAACTTGTAAACTGAAAGTATTTGTATCTTTCATCGTAGTTATGCTGCATCGATAGTTGATAAAAATGATTTTTACCTTTTGGAGTACTAATAAATATTACCTTCTTACCCTTAACTAAGACAGTTGCACTTAGCACTTCGCTCCATAACTCTGAGCGTGTGAATGCTGTCTCATCTATGATAAGATAGTCGAATGTATTACCTCGAATGTTGTCGGGTCTTTCACCACTAAAAAATTGAATCTTAGAACCAAAACCACTAATCGTTAAATCACTTCTATTATACTCGAATAAGCCACTATTTTTCGTCACCGCTTCCAACTCATCAAACACTTTCTTTCCTTGCTTATAAATAGGTGTAACCCACGCAATAGAGCAACCTTTATGATTGATAGCCCAGTAAAGCATTTGATTAATACCAAGCATTGTTTTGCCAAACTGCCTACCTATGTTTAGGATATAATATTTGTAACTCTCTTTGTTAATTGAGTTATGAATAAGTAATTGTTTTTCGTGTGGTTTGTAACCTTTAATCGTTGACATCGAAGTCGAATTTTTCTACATTCTTATTCTCAATATGTTGTTTGTCATGCATTCCTAAACGATTTTTAGCATAGAATATACCTTTGCCTTCATTCGCTACTATATCGGTTGCTAAAGCCTTAAATTTATCGTTAATACTTTTTATAGTGTTCGATTTAGTTTCATCTTCTGACTTTAACCATTCGTAAAATGTAGACTTTGCCATTGTGTCGAGTTTCAATAAAGGCAACCATATATTAAGAAAATATTCTATTGTAGGAATATGCCTATCTCTAACCTCTATTACTTTACCGCTTCCTGAAACTACTTCTTTCGTGTTTGATAAGCATTCACTTATATACACATCTGCGTGTTTCTCTATTGATTGTATGAAGTCGTTTGATTTAGCATTCATAACCTTATGCTTTTGGTTTTCTTACTCTCGTTTTCTTTACCTCTACTTCTTTCGGTTGGCTTACATAGAATTGTTCAAACCAATTGTTAAGGATTTGGTAGGCTGTTATCATACAACCTGTGCAACCTTTGTTTATTGGCTTACCTGTTATTTCTGCATAGACTTCGTTAAGAAGTAGCATTTCGCTATCTGTTGTTTTTACCTTGCGGTCTATTATCGTTTGCTTTACTTTCTCGAAAGAATCAAAAGCTTCCTTTGATAGAATCATATACTTTAAAAATTAAAAAAACTCCCATAGGAATATAGAAGTTTTGTGTTGTTAATAATGTGCCTATTAATGTGATCCAAAATGAGAAACACGGAAGGCAGTCTAATACTTTAATCGGTTTACTTATTCGTTGTCCTGTCCACTTTCTAAGGTAGTAACCTATGTTTAGTTCTTGGTGAAGTAGGATAATTACGAATGAGTATATTATAATTTGATTTGTCATTTTGATTTGAATTAATAAGGGAGCAACATCTCGATTGACCGACTACTCCCTTTTCTTTTAACTTGGCTTACAAATATAGTAATTAAAATGGTAAATCATCAACTACTTCTTTACTTTCTACTTGTGCTGGTGCTTGTTTAGTAGCTATTGTTTCATCTTGGTAATTCATTCTCCATACCTCTAATGTATTAAAGTATTTCGTTTCACCTTGTGGGTTTACCCATTCCTTACCTCTTAAATTATATGCAAGTGCTACTTTATCCCCTTGTTTAAAAATGTCTACTAATTCGCAATTATCTTGTGAAAGCTGGAATAATATATCTTGTGGGAACTTATCTTCTGTTGTTAATACAAATTCTCTTTTCTTATATTTTTCGCTAATTACTTGCGTTGGTTTGATTGCTTTAATCATTCCTTTTACTTCTGTACTCATCTTATTTATTTTTAGATTATTTATTTATTTAATACTTATAACATTTCATAAGCGCCATTAAAACGAGCGCTTATATGGTAGTTATGGTAAATTTTGAATATGCTGTCCAATATACCTACGAGCCTCTGCGTCACTCTCACTTTTCCTTATTCTTTCAATGTTTTTGTGGTCAAAACTTCCCATAACAGCGTGTAAATGCAATTGCTTAAATTCGTGCGCCCAACGAAGCCCTTGCTCTGCTGTTATTAGTTCTTGACTCAATGTTACCACCTCCTTATTTGGGTGCAACTCTTTAATTTTGTTTCTGAAAAATTCTTCTGCTGTTATCATAATTTTAGTTTTTAAATTCGCAACTGACATTTACACGCAAACCGTTATAAGCTATTAACTACCGCAGGCTTCACATTCGTCAAGGTCTTGTTCTGGGTTGTTTACCATCTCAGGATTGATTAACTTCTTTAGCTCATAGATTTGGTTGTGTAGTTCCATATCATCGAACAGATTTCCTGTTAATTGTGTTTTAAGTTCTTCAATTTGTCGTTGAAGTTTTTCTTTAATCGTTTCAGTTGTTGTCGTCATTTGCTTGATTTTTAAGTTTGTTTTTAAACGCTCGAAAGGTACATTTACCCCCTCTTAATTTGTGTCTAAGGTACAATAATTCTGCCTTAGATTTCCTATTTTTCACGTATAAACGTTCCGTTTTTTGTTTCACCTTTTCTATTTTTAATTTCGTTGTATGCTATCTCTGTACATGCTTCTAAGGAATACCCAAGTTGAGCTGCTAATATAACTAATGTTATCACACAATCACCTAATGCATCTTTTATCTCTACTTTATCGTTTTCAAGCATAGCCTTAGAAAGTTCTCCAGCTTCTTCTATGAATTTTAAATACTGAGTATATCTATTATCGTACTTCAGTAAGTTTCGAGCGTCAGCCCAATCGAGAATTAATTTTTCCATTTTATTATATTTACTTTAACATTTATCCTGCCTTCGTCTAAGTTAGCTATTTTACTAAATGCACCTTTACTAAGGTCGATAACGTGCATTGGCATTTTTCCACAATCATTGATACGAACTATTACCGACTTCTTGTTATCCTTATTAGTTACTTTCAATATTGCACCTATTGGGAACTTGTTACTTGCTGCGGTCATTTTATTGCTTTTAAAAACCTCTCCGCTCTTAGTGATGTTACCTTCTAAGTTATACCAAGTACTCTCATAGAATGAACTTAAACACCATATGCACATTATTCCTATTGCTATCTTCATAATTCTTTAGTTAAAAAATACCTTGCGAAGCGACTGCCTTTATACTCTTCAATTATCGTATGTATGTTATATCCTTTTCTTTTTAAGTCAAATATAATACTACTCAATCGAGTTGCGTTGTATTGGTGGATTGCTTCCAAAGGTGAAATGTTACCTTTTGTTTTCAAGTGTTCTAACACCGATTTTATTTTAGTTTCTTTCATCTTGTTGATAATTTAATATTTCACTTACTACTTTTTTACTTACATTATATATGTCTTTTTCTGACATATAGTTGAACTCGTCTTTTAATTCAAACAATGTTTTGGTTAATTTTTCCTTATATTTTTGTCGGTCAATTTTAGCTTTATGCTCACGTTCAAAAAGCATTTTTTGGTCTCGTAAATAACCTAACAAATTTAAAGAGCCTTGTTTTAGTTTATAGTATTCATAGTGTTCTAATATTTGTTTTTTATCTCGGTAAATAGTATAATTTTCACCATATACTTGACCTCTTATTATTATCGTTGTTTTCATTTTATCGCTAAATTAATATTTTCAACTATTCTGCAACCTTCGATTTCTTGACCGCTTTCGATTGCTTTCTTTATTGCAGTTTTGTCAGGTGATTCAGTTACCTTAATGCTTTTAAATTCCTTTGGCAAATCGTTTGTATCAATAGTTACTTCTACTGACTTTGATTTTCTTGTACTTAATTTCAAAAATCCAGCTTCAAAATTACCAAACATATTAACCGCATTTAAGAGATTGTTTTTAAGCCTTAATACAAGACTATCATTTGCTTTCTTAATAGCTTGTAAACGCTTAATTTCTTCATCTATTCTCGCGTTAAAAGACTCTCTTTGCTTAATAACTTCAACATAAGCTATCGATTTTACTTCTAACTCTGATTTATTGATTGTTAAAGCACTTTCTAACTCAGTAGTTAGTTCTCCTTCTGCTTGTTCTATTTGAGAAATTAGATCTAAATATTCCTCTTTGATTATATATAAACTCTTTTCCATTACTTTTGATTTTCTTCGATTATTACTTTTTTTAACGTTGTCAACATATGTACTACGTTTTCTTCTGATAAGCTGTGTAACTCTTTATTTTCAATCATTTCTAACCATCGGTCAATAAGTCTAATTGGTAACTCTTGCATAACTATTTATTTAAATTGATTAGTATTTCTTCTAATAAGGCACACTCTATATGTGCCTGTTCTTGTTCGCTTACTTCGTTATATAAGTCTTCGTTTCTCATCCTAACACTTCTTTGATTTCTAACTCTTGTTGTGGTGTTAAAGTATAGCTATCTTTTAATTTAGCATATAACTCAACTTCTCCATTAATCATACGCTCGATTGCTGAACTAAATGCTTTGTCTGAAAGTGTTGGTTTTACCTTAGTGATGTTTTGACTTGCAGTATTCCCGTCGTCATCAACAACTTCCAAACTTAAAGCACTCTGCAAACTATAACGTCTGTAATAAGTTATTTGAGAACCTCTTTGCTGTGGATTTAAACTACCATCTAATTCTAAAATACTTTCGATTTTCTCACCTGTTTCAACATCGATTATTTGAGTAACCAACCTGCCATTAATAATCGGTTGTAATAGTAGTAATCCATTCTCTAACAACACTGGCTCAACTACTTCGATAAGTGCATTAATGTCGGCATACGTGTTTTTAAAGTGGCTATTCTTCATGGTCTTTTTAACCTTTCCGATTTGCTTCTTAGCTTCTAATAACTTTTGATAAATTTTGCTCATAACTTTTGATTTAAAATGTGCGTTAACCAAGTCGCACCCCTTGTTATATTATTTGATTAAATTTCCTAATTGTTGTCCAAAATTTCCTAACTCTGAGTAGTTCCAACCAGCTACCTCTACTTCTTTTTTTTCGTTTTCAAAATCAAACATTTCGTTAAATTCTTTGCTTTCTAAGATGTCATTTAAAGTTTCCATATCTTTTCGTATTTGTTTCTACAAAGATACACATAAATTACACTTATACAAACTAAATGTAATTTATTTTAATAATAATTTTAATTCATCGAGTGAACGCACAACATAATACTTGAATCCTTGTGTTTCAATTAGATGTTGTTGATACTCTTGCAACTTACTTTGTTTGCCTATTTCTGTTTTAAACTCAATGAAAATAGTTTGACCATTTTTGAAAATAGTTAGGTCAGGATATCCATTAACATTGCATCTAATTACTTTTAAACAATACCAGCCTTCTTTTTTAAGGTAATTAATACACTTACTTTGTATCTCTGATTCTCTCATACATTTTACTTGTAAAGTTTTTTTTCTTTTTTACTACATTGTGTACACGTTCGGTTAGTGATTTCTTACCATACACAAAATAAACATCGTTTACCATCCTTTCTTTGGTCGTTAACCTATCAATTGATTGAATATAATTCGTGCCACTGAATCCAAAATTGTAGAATACTAAGCAATCCGCTTTTGATAAGTTTACACCTAATGCATTCGAATATTGTTGACCGATATAAACCTTATCTGTTGTGTTAAATTCGTTTAAATCCAGCGTATTATTCAAAAAAACAGATTGTAATAACTCTAATTCCTCAATATAATAATAGAATATTGCTATTTTTTTACCTTTAAAGTAATCAAGTATAAATTCAGCTTTTGATTTATCCAAAGTCATAGTGTTACCACTTTCGAATTTAATAGTGCCACTTTCTAATTGATGAATTTTACTCATTAATTTAGCTCCTGTATCTCCTAATATAACTTCGTCTTTACCTTGAATGATTAAATTTTTCTCTAATTCAATACTATACCTTTCACAACAGGAAGGAAAATAAAGTATATGTTCGTTAACCTTTGATTGAAAACCGCTTTCTTCTTGCGTGTACTTCAAAACATATGGATTAATAACCTTATCAATTAAATCAACATTTGCTCCTGAATAATCATTAACTACTGAATAGCCTAAATGCTTTGGTTTAATCTTAACGTATGTATTTGCCCATTTATAAAATGTATTTTCTTTGAATGGAGAGTAATGACTTACCCAAAATTGGTGATACATTTGAGAATATGATTCTGCTGCTGGTGTACCACTTAAAAAAATCATAGGTTTGTTTCCGTACATCTTATTAAATAGCTGTACCCTTTTAGAAGGCTTTGGAAAAGCTCCAAATCTATGGTGTTCATCGTGTATAATTAAATCATAGTTAGTATCTAATTTTTCGATTTGTTCATCGTTAATAACGTTTAAATTGAAATTGTAACCAAACTCTTTATAATCTTTAATTATTGAGTCTATTGCCTTTTTTTTAGTTAAAAATAATACGTTGTTAGCACCAAACAACATTGCTGTGTTTAGTGCTGTTAACGTTTTTCCTGTTCTAACTTGCATAGCTAAATAAACTATATGCTTTTCTTTGAGTATATCACAAGCCTTTTGAGATATATCTATTTGGTAATCCCTTAAAATCATTTTTCTATTGTTTTTACCCAGCCATAAATAGTTGTTCTCGAAACATCTAACATTTCAGCTGCAACACTTTTATTTAATTTTTTATCGGCTTCATACATAGCTTTAAATTTGTCAAAAACGTTTACTTTATCCTTAGATATATTCTTTAAATCTGTTTTTTGCCTTGCATCTTGTTTTACTAACTTAGCCATATTTATAAAATACTCTGATAATCTTTCAGCTCTCAATATAGATTCTTTTTTAACCTGCTGGTAAGGATATGAAGTATCTGTTACACTCCATAAAGTATTTAACAATAATGCAAATCTTGGAATATAAGTCTTTTGTTTTGGCAGCATTGATTTCATATACTCATTTTCATCGTCTGAATTTTGCATATTAGTTATTTTATCATGAATTCGCACCCATTCTCTTTCGCTTTCATCATTGAATTTAATAACGTGTGGTACTATCTCATCATTTTCATCCATTCTTAAAAACTCTCTTGTTATTGTTTGCTTCATATTTATAACAAAATCACCATACCATTGTATGGCTTCAGGGCTTATGTAGTTATTATTGTATTTATTAACTTTTAAATCAGGATAACATATCAAAATCCTATCTACAAAACCATTCTCTTTGTTTACACCATTACTAAAATCCTCGAAGATACTTGGTTGAATACCTCCAATAACAGGAATGAATGGTTTATCTACAAATGCGTTTTTTGTTGTCTTTCTGTTTAATGAAATAGGTGATCCACTCCAAGAGGATAGCCAAAACTCTAAATCTGAACCTGCTCGGTATTTATTCATATCTTTAAACCATCCTGCTAATTCGTCTTTAAATATTCCAACAGCATTTGGGTTTTCTTCGTGTAAATCAACTAAGGCTTCAATAGTAATATCACCTACGATAAATTGTTTGTTTTTAGGTTTCTTTATTTCTTCGCTTCTTTCTTTTTCCTTTTTATCTTTCGCTTCATATTCCAACCATTTTTGGTATTGCTTTTGATAATCTTTTTGCTCTTTTACATTTAAACTTCTTAGAGGTGAAATCATTTGTTGAATAGAAGGTGTTTTACCTATACCTGGTTTACCTACCAATGCAATCCATAAACTACAAACCTCCCTCCATCCTGGCTTTACTTCCATAACCATAGTATTACCAATAATTAGAGATAACATCCACATAAATGAACATCCCATATAATCAATAGATAAACCTAATGTGTTTGAACTTTCAGTTATAAAGTGTTGAATCTCAATAGGAAAAATATCTAACGGGAAACTTGATCTAATAATAGGCTCGTTTTTAACTATCTCTATTTTTTTTACCTGTCTACTACCATAACCATTTGTATATAATTCACTTGCTGCCTTATTAAAATCACCATTATGATTTTTATAAGCATACATCGTAAAAGGACTTAATAGTTTTTCGTTTGGGTAAATTGTACCTGTTGAAAAAAGAAACATACACCCACTATCTTTGAATATATATCCTGAATGTGGGCTTTCTGCTCCATACCTTTTTATAACATAGCTTTTAGAGGTGTTTTTTACTATTGTAAAATCATTAGAGATTAGATCTAAACAACTATGTTTTGAATTATAATCGTCCCATGGTGTTACCTCACTTATTGTAAATTCATTCTTTATTTCAATTTTAGCTGTCTCAGGATTTTTATAGTCGTAAGTTTTAGATATTGACCATATTATATCTCTTTCATCTTCTGATATATAATCAATTTCATGATATTCTTTTTTAGTTAAAAAATTATCGTAAATAACAACATAACCACCTGAACCTCTCGTTTCTATTATAGCTTCAGTCATACCCTCTAACTTAGCCACCTTTGTGTTACCCTTTTGTGTTTTAGTCTTGTAAAGAATATGATAACCGCCCTTTTGTGTTTTAGATATTACCACTTTATCCATAAAATCCTCGACGTTGTCGCAAAGAAAAGCGAGATATTCGTCCCACCACTCTTTTTTCTCACTTACAGTACCTAAAACTTTTAAATCTATATCTATTACCTCTAAATCATTAAAACCTGTTACAAGTCCATATTTAGAGCAGTTTAAAAAATCTAATTCATCACTCGTTCTTTTACTTGTTTGATATTGCTTCCAAGAACCAATAGGTACTTTTTTTTCATCAACAGGAATAATACTAAAACCTATCGAACCTAATTTTTTTATGTAGTCTTTTGTAATCATAATTCAATAGTTTTACTTCTTCTATGATACACTCTATTATCGTCATTATATGTTTTAGCCAGCTTTATATTAAAAACTACCTTGTTAACTACCTTAGATATATTAAAATCATAATTAACACCATCTTTTTTCATTTTAAATCCTAACTCAGTCATTACATCAATAATCTCTTGATTAGATACATAAACTCCGATTGAACTTTCACAAATATGTTTTAAACCATAAGAACTTGGAGCATTAGAATTAACGTTTTTTGTTCTTGTAATGGCATTTTCAACCCATTGTTTTATATAATCTTTTTTCATAATGCTACTTGTTTAAGTTAGGATGTTCTACATATACCCAGGTCGTACCATTTTCAAACTTGGTTACGTGTGCTGTATAGGCTACATTTTTTAATACTAATGGCTGCTCCTTCTTTGAGCAACTTGAGATAACCAATAGGCTAACTGCGATAATCATTTTTTTCATACGATGTTATTTATTTATGTTTGTTGTTTACTATATTGTTTTCCGTTATGCCAAAACGAAAAAACCCAAACGAAGGTAGCCACATCGAAAGGCGTTCCTTTGTAAGGGTTTTAAAAAAGTCTTTTGTAATTTCGATGTTACTTCAGATATACAAATATAACTTATTTTCTTTAATTAGATACAATCTATTGTTATTTATATTAATTCTAAATAATAATGCGTTTTAGTGTAAAGTAGTGTAAAGTGTACACTATGTTTTTACATCAACTTTACACCTTCAAACCCTTATAAACATTGAGTTTTTTAGCAAAAGTGTAAAGTGTACAGTGTAAAATTTTTATTTTCAATTATTTTGTGTTAATTCTTTTAGATAATGTGTGTAAAGTAAACATTACACACACAACTTTACACAAAAAAACCCACTCGTTTGAGTAGGTTTACTGTTGTTTTATCTTGTTATTTATTAATACAAATTTCTTGACCTATGTGAGCGTTCATCCAATCACCAGGATATAGCACGTGTGTTTCAACCCTTCCACCACGTTTGCGAATAGTGATTGAGTAATCGTGTACATTGTCATCAATGATAGTTCCACACGTTTGATTTTCTTTCTCGCAACTAAATAACGTTGCTAATCCTAATACTAATATAACTTTTTTCATCCTCTTAAATATTATTTTCTTTTTTCCACAATTCAATTACTACAATAGACTTATCTAAATCCTCAATAAACACACCTTTTTTCTTGGCTCTTTCTAATCGTTTCACAATATCGAATAGGTAAGCATTCCAGCCCCTTTCTTGTGCTACCTTATACAAAGTGCCTTTGTCATTATTATAATGTTTAGGTATGTTTAATTCTTTATTATTTTCATCCCATTCATTTAAACATTTGTCAAATATATTTAATTCGTTTTTATCTCTATCAATCAATAGATACAACGGATAAGATACAATATTATTAGAAAACTTAATAGTTACCCACTCTTCTTGTATTCTTTCTACAACTCCTGTCTCGTTTGATAGGTCGTGTCCTGTAAGTTTTAAACCTCTAACTTTGTCTCCAATTCTTATTGTGTTATTTAATTCTTTAACCTCATCAAACCATACACCAGGCACATCGCTAAAATCAAACCAATGTGTAAGACCTTCTACTCTGAATTGTAATTCGTCTCGGTTTACTTGTTTTACCTTGTAAATTACATCCTTAATCACTCCTATGTTTTCAGAGCTGTGGCAACCTTTTAATTTTTGTCCTAAACTAACCATTACTTATATCTTTAAATTTTTTACCTATTTCTTTCTCGTTAAAGTAACACACAAAGTTGTTATCCGTTGTAACACTGAAATATCTGGAAGTTCCGAAGGTTTCAGTCCTTTTAATTGTGTAAATTTTACCTTTTGTCATGTAGTCTATTCCTAACTCTAACAATAATAATTTATCTCCCACTTTCATAAATATACTTTTAAATTATCCAACCTATTATTAAACTTATTCTTATCTATTCTTACCACTTTCTTAACCGCTGGATCAATAAAAGATTTAGCTACCTGTAAAGCTATACCAAATTGCTTTAATTGTGAAGCGTTATATAACCATAAACCAACAACCACTTTACGACCTTTGATAAAAGGCTTTAAAACGTAGCCTGTGGCATCATTTCGCACATTGCCAAAGTTACTAATTGAATATATATCTTCAAGTTTTTTATATTCCTCTTTCATATTCTTCAAGTTTTTTATCGTAACTAACCTCAAATGCTCTAAGCAACTCCCTAACTTGGTCAACTGACTTTGTTAATCCTGCATTTTCTTCAATGTTCATAACACCTGTCATTTCCGTGCAAACACCTTCTAACCATTTTAACGTGTTAACTATTCGCGTCTTATTTTGCATTTTAAAGAGTGTTGTGTCGGTTAAACATTCTATTTCGTCAAAAGCTATCTGCATCATAATATATGCGTTCATAACCTTTTTTTGAGCAAACAAGTTATCTTGAACTTGTATCTCGTGTTTTCCTACTTTTACTTTCATTTCTTAAAAAAATTAATTATTCTTTCTTTTTTTGTCATTTCTAAAAAGGTAAATTTTCCCTCTATTCTTACCATTAAACCTCCGAACTTTTTAGCTCTTTTATAACCACATATTCTGCATTCGATTACAACCCCTTTATCTGCCTCACGTTGGTACTTTGAATTATTTATGTGGTACATTATCAATGGGTAATTTTTCTTGCAACTGAAACAAACCTTACTACTTATTATACGCATACCTCTTTTAATTTATTTACATATGCTAAATGTGCTGATAATTCACATTTGAAATATCCTAAATGAATTTTTTTCTTATTAACAACTATTGAAGAAAACCATTTATTATGAAAAGAATGCCAATGAGCTCCTAAATATTTAGATTTCCCTCTAATTCGTTTAGATGTATTTTCACGTTGAGTTACCAATCTTAAATTTTCTAAACTATTATTTAATCTATTATCATCTATATGGTCCACAACTATTTCACTAGTACCATCAGGGATATGACCTAAAAAAGCCATTGCAACAATTTGATGTATGCGATAGTGTTTAATTTTACTATTTTTATTAAGACCAAAACTTAAATACCCCCCTCTAACAATATTTCCATTTACTATTTTTTCTTTAGTATAATAAGAAGTATTATTTATATGGTTTCTAATTCTTGGTAAACTTTTAACTCTACCTAAATTGCTTACTTGATATAAACCTTCATAATTAGGTACATCTTTCCAAATTTCATTTTCCATTATTCTCATCTTCTATTTGTTTTAATCGTTCAACGTAAATTTCTCCTATCGTTACTCTTTTCTCAATTGCTTCTTTCAACAATTCTTCTCTTTTCATGTCGCAGTAATTAACCGCTCTAATTATTTTTAGTCTACAATCCGTCATACATTTTTTTTTCTATTGGTGAAAGGTCTTCGTAACTACATTTAAAGTCTTGCATTGCCTCCTCTTCATTCGTGTAATATGGCTCTGTTTTAACTCCTAAATGTACACCTTTCAACTTATTCCATTCCTCACGCAATAAATAGCAATAAGCAAGTTTTAAATCGAATTTTTCGCTAATATCAGCAACAGTGTAACTATTTGCCAACATATCGAAAATAATCATCTTTTCATCTTGTGTGTACGTTTCTTTTTTGTACGTATAACTGAAAGAAGTCTTTTCAAAATCACCCTTGTTAATCAAAAGTTTGTTAGAAGTTGAAATTAAAACAGCCCTTCCGTGCGTATCTATTTTCTTAGCTTCGAACTCTAAGCCTACTAAATCGGAATACCACTTAGTTTTGTCCTCGCATTTTATAATTCTTATTTGCATACTTTCCAAATTGTTCTGTTACCTTCTCTAATCGGATATCTACCCTTTGAGAAATAAAAATTAAACATACTATCAATTTCTTTGTCGATGTGCTTGTTTGATTGTTGCCAAGTATTCTTGTAACTCATTCCCAACACCTCTGAAATATCTTTTAAGGTCATTCCTGTGGCTTGTAAGCGATTTATTGCAACTCTACGCATCATTTTCCATTCGTATATGATTGGAATGTTTATATCAAAGTAATCTTTCATACGTTAATATATTTAGGTCTATCATCAATAAATAACTTTTTACCATTTTCTAAGTTCTTTTTAACTTTCATTTCATACTTAATCACTTCGTCAATCTTCATACACACTCGCATTAAGATGTAACCTACTAATACTTCAATCATATTATTTAACTTTAAAATATTCATCAGTTTTCAAAAATTGCTTCCAATCATTTTCGCTCCAATAATAAGCACTATCAAATTCTTGTTTGCTCATTCTAATTGTGCGGTATTTGTTACCATCTACACGTAAAGTGTATGTTCTTGCCGATTTGTTTGCTGTTGCTTTCATAATTTCTATTTATTTATCGTTTCTGTCTTACAAATATACAATATTAATTACATATAAACACAATAAGTGTAATTTATTTTACATTCTTTTTTACTTTTAGTTGATAATCAATTACTTATTAGAGCGATAAAATTCAAGTAATCGGTTGTA